CACGAGTCAAACCCTAGATGGTAAGCCTACCTTTATCAAAGGCATTCCATTAAAGTCGGGCAGATTTGACATAAGAGGCAATAGCGGAATATTTGCTCAACACTTTAATAATATCGTCTCAGAGATGGGCGGTAAGAAGTATGAAGTAACCCAAGAAACTAGACAAACTAGTGGTGGTCAAAAGAAGAAGAAAACACTAAAGAAGAATGAGTTTATATCCTACAGCAACTCGGTAATCGAGGATAGCGTAGCAGGTGTTCAATTTAGCATAACAAGTTTCGGTGGCTCAAACATGTCGCCGAAGGAGTACTTGGAGAGCGAACTTATACCACTTACAGATGATGACACACTAAAGCAGGTCAAAGAGCTTGGATTGCTTGGTGAGGGAAATGTTAGCGGGTATTCAAAAAAAGCAATAGTTGTAGTGGATCATTATGGTCGTGTCGCAGTACGATCAATCTTCTATAAAAACAAGAGGAAGAAAGATGGTAAGTTACTAGATGAGATAAAGAAGCTGAAAGAAAAGAATCATTTCGGTTTCGGTAACTACAATCTCGTCATTCATAAATCCTCAGTAAGAAACAGTGGGGTATTTAATCCATTCTCAAAGCCCAACCCAAGTGATGTATCGAGTAGCTTTTCAACTGAAGGGCAAAACCAGGGTAGTCCTTTTGTAGATAATGGAGATGGTGTACAGGTTAGAGGAGATTCAACCTTCAGGGTAGTTGGTCTTCTGGAGAGTGAAAACTTTTTTACTGCTAACTCAAACTTCGCAACCATGCAGAGCTTCATGGACGCAGTTCGTGAGCAGAATGTAAAAGCTGTAGAGAATGGTCATCCTAAATATAGATTCGATAATGATCCTGAGAATGAGGAGCTTACAGATAGTGGAGGTTACAATCCATATGCTCACCTTTATTTTCCGCCTGACCAAAGAGAAGCAGCTAAAGCAGATATAGCAAAGTTTGCTGAGAGAAGAATATATGAGATTAAAAGTTTCATACAACAAAAGCTGGCTGAGAATAAATATGCTGAATTTCCTGAGCTATCGGCATATCTTGATTACCTTACTCAAGGATTAGAGCAGGGCGGTCAGGTTCGCATAAGAGAGCTTTCCCAATTTGAACAACTTTGGGCTGCTCGCAAGCGTGCAAAGAATGGCGGTAAGCTCAACCTCGGTGCGGATTATGAGGAGCATATGTATAATGGTAAGGAGGGTAATAATCCTTTCCTTAAGAAACTTTTTGGCGGAAAGAAAACAAGCCAGGGTATTGCAACCAAAGATAAGAATCCTAACTCTAACCTTCCGTATTGGTGGAGTGAGTTCAAGTCTTATGGATATAAGACGCTAAGGAATATACTTTTTGAAGATGGTAGTATACCTGACGAAATAAAAGACCGCCTGATCAAGCAGTATGGAAATAAGCTACCTGAGCTTTATAAGCTAGATATAACTGAAGAGGGTGCGATCTATAATTTCTTCATGGAGAATGGTGGAATACCTCCATTGCCCACCAAGGAAGAGATGTTGATTATGGCTGAGAAGGTCAGGCAGGCTGTCGAGTTAAGAAACCTACTTAATGTTTCTGAGCAAGAAGGTGCAGTGCATCAGGACATACTAGACATTCTTTACTGGTACTTTTTTGATTCTGATAACACAGAGCGTGTTAGTCCTGCTGATATTACTGAAGAACAAAAGGCTGAGATTCAGGAAGAGATAAATGAAACAGTCGACGGCACTGAGGATGAAAGCTTAGGCAAAAGCTATAGCGATGTTCTTGATAGTCTAAATGACCGAATCGAGGGATTAAAGGAAGACAACAGAAAGATAATTCAGAATACTAAACAGGGTGATGTAATATCTCAGGATCAGATCAATATAGCTAAAGAGATACAGGACTTAGAGGAAAGTAAGCGATTGGTTGAGGAGAAGATCCAAAAAACAAAAGAGTTTTCTGAGGGTATTCTTAATAGGCTAATTGATGATCCATCATTCAGGGAGAGCTTTGAGAAAAACTATGACCCCGATGAACCAGCTAAGGCTGTTGGTGGTGGAATCAATAAGGATGCTGTACGATCGGCTTCTGCTCAGTTAGGCTTGATAGATATAAGTCAGTCCACTGAGCTAGATATATCTAGAGTAAAGGCCGAGCTTAGTACTTGGGAGGACACATTTCACGCAGGGCATGGATATCAAATATCGACATTAAGGTCGGAGGACATTCTTTCTGTTAGTAATGAAAGTCTAGCAAGTACTCTTCTGGATATGCAGGAGGAAGTAGGGCATGCTCCACTAGCGGTAGGCAAAATACTTTCTGAGGGTGATAGCCAGCCATCATTGTTCTTGGAGAAATGGAGGTCTGACCTAGAGGATGCTACTGGAAGAAATGTTTATGAGCATGTTAGCAAGGCAGGGACAGACAAGAAGATTGTTGATGGAGAAGAGCAGCAGGATGGTGGCTTGCGTGCAGGAATCTACGATGGTGATACCACCCAACTCACTACTAGGGTCACCGCTTCACAGAGGGTAGGTGCTGAACGTGAACCAAATCCTGAAGTCGCAGCACAGGAGAGTGACCGCATCCGCACACAATTCCTACAGGGTGCAGAACCAGGAAAAGTAATCAAGGGATACGATGCATTAGTCCGTGCAATCAAACTGGTAGATGATGAGAGTACCGCAAGGGTACTGGAGATGCTACAGCCACTCCGTAAGCAACTTAATGATGTTGATGTAGTATGGGCAACTGACGAGCAATGGGCGGCTGTTACTGAGCAACTCCGTATTGAGAAAGAGCGTGCGGGGCAACCTGTGCCTACAAGGTACGGGCAGTATAGTCCTTTATCTAGGGGCGGAGAAGAAGACCCACATATCATGATGGGTAACTATTACGGTTATGTTAAGTCTGACGGAACAGAGATGACAGAAGCCGAAAGACTCCAGCACATGATCAAGGTGCTAGCGGAAGAGCTTCAGCATGCCGTATTGTACACAACCATAGATGCCTTACATAACTACAGAAGGAACGGATTCCTACCAAGCCACTACAAAGGTAAGTTAAGCATAAAAGACTTTGAGTACTTAAGTAAATCATCAGGAGCTATCTTTGACTTCCTTAGAGAGAAGTACGCCAAAGAAGGCAAGTACTCTGAGATATTAACTAGTGAGCAGGAGATGTGGGCAAGCTATGCAATAGACGCCAACTTCCGTGCAGAGATAGAAAACTTAAAGTTACCCAAAGAGTTTCGTGCTAGATACCGAACAACCCTCCAAAGGGTAGGTGACTTCTTCCGCAGAATACTTTCCCGTATATTTACAGGCATTCCAGAGGCATCAATCCTAGAGATGATGGATGACCACCTGAAGACATTCTTTAAGGACTCAAATAAGATCAGTGGTGAGAATCATATATTCCTTATGAGTTCACTGGAGAGCCAGCCAATACTGGCATCTCAGCAGTTCTTTGATTTTTGGGAAGGTAAGAGTGAGGGTAAAGACCCTGACCCTGTAGAAGACGATGATTGGAGAGCACCCACATATCAGGAATTTTACAGAATACCAAAAGAAGCAGTAGCGAATCGAGACTTCCAAACAATTGCCCGTAGTTATTTATCAAGAACAACAATTGATAATGATCAGTCTGATATGATTTCAGGCACAGCCCTGACCTTGGCAGGAGGATTAGGCTTAAATAAGGAAGGTGATGTTGATCGACTAGCTAATGCTATCCGAGCACAGCTTGGCATTTCTCGCCCAACGCTTGGGTCTGATATGTATGATCCTCCAAAGTATCGTGACTCAGCAAACGCAAGATCAATGATCGAAAGGGCGGGCACAGCTGAAGAAAAGGCAAGACTCGAAAGATTTGTAGATGACCAAACTAAGGTCATGGAAAAGAGGGTTTCCTCGAAGGTAAATATATATAACGAACACCTTAGGAAGGATGTCATCAGTGATATAAAAATGATTTTCGAATTTGGCGATCTGACTAGTGATACTGTTAAGAGGTTAATTCGTAGAACAAAAGATCGTATCGCAGATTCCTACAAAGATGCGTGGAGTGGTCGGGAGCCAATGTCAGATTTCGAAAGACAATTTCCTGATGGAGCTAAATATGTAGAAAACTATGCAAAAAAAACTTCTGCTTCCCTTCTGAATCTACTGGAAAGAGTAGAGAAAGGAGAAGCGACAGAGCAGGATGTTGATAAATTTGCATTAGAGATGCGATCCAAGCCAACGCTTGGGTCTGATATTGGTTCGCGAGTAGATATTGAACTTACTGACTCGGATTTAGAGGATGCAATGGATGGTAAATTTCAGGATTCATCCGCTGGGGGCATTAGTTGGTTTTCTCCAGCTTTTCGCAAAGCGAGAAGGGTAGCTGGTGAATTAGGTATTCAGTTAATTTCGGCCAAGGAAAAAAAGCGAACATCAGCGGGTCGTGAGTTATTTCAGGGTGGGGCAAGATTTGAGATAGTCGTTCCGATAGAGCCGAACGGGATGGTAAATAATAAGTACAGAAAGCTATTAATAGACGAACTTCGAGACATTACAAAATCCACAGAAACTAGAAATATTAAGGTCGATTCTGAAACCTCAGATAAAAAAGAGGACAGAGAAGTAGTAGTCTTGGGTGAGGCCCGTCAAGAGCAAGATGGCTCTATTAAAATTCAATCAGGTAGGGAGTATAGTCTTGTAAGGGATGTAATAATAAGTACCCAGTATAAAGCACAAGGCGGCGGTCGTTTTGTTGGCGGAAGTAACTTCCATCGCTTCGAGAAGGTATTAAAGGAAGCACTAAAAGTAGATAGAAATGTTAAGTTATCCGAAAACTCTTATGGTCGATACATATCTGACAATCTTATGGATAAGAGTAATCTTGAGGAAACCATTCCATCAAATGAAGCTATTGATGAATTAATAGAAGCTGGAATAGGCACCCTTGGGACACAGAAAAAATTTAGAGGAAAGGAATACATAGAATACCTCGAAACAATAAAAAGCATTACTGATAGTGTTGATGTTAAGTTCACAACAGATATGCGTAAGGGGAATGCAGGTTTTTGGCGAATAGGTGGTAAAACAGCCTATGTACACCCAGCATATAGAGCGACTTCCACAGGTATACATGAGATAGTTCATGCAACTATTGGAAATAAACTTGAAGAAGTTGGCTTATCCTCACGGTTAAAGGGAGAGGAATACTTGGAATTTATCTACGATCGCTCACAACAATTAGATGAAAATGATCCAATAAGGGCTTACCTTGAAGCGTACCTGCAAGCTGTTGATAATATATCGAGTAAAGAAGATCGTGCTTTAATTAACGATTGGGCAAGAGATGAAAGTGATCAATTTATTTACACAAAGCGAGGCGGAACATACGGTGTATTTAATATTCATGAGTTTGCTACTGAGATTTTCTCAGACAATGCTTTCCAGAAAGCACTCGCTGATATTAAAGTGCCTAAGCACAAGGAGTATAAGAACCTTTTTACATTTGTAGTCGATGCTATAAGAAAGCTACTTAATTGGGATATATCACAGACTCTTCTTGAGAAAGGGATAATGGCTAGTGCTGAGATTATGGGTGAGGAGTATACCGCATTAAGACCTGATGATCCTGAAGGTATATTTGGCGATCCAGGTACTGATATAGTCACTGACATGCGGGGAAATTTTAACAACTGGATGGACGGTGGGATGGAATTAGATCGTGATCCACAGTATATAGCCAAAGCATCCAGATCTATTATCAACAATAACGCACCTTACAAGGATGGTGGTGACCTGAAGGTATACAAGGCTGACCGCGAGTTACTTAGACAATCCAAAGGTGTAATTAACCCTAATAGTCAATCTATCTTAGCAGGTCGCAGGGCAGCAAGAAGAGCGTATGTAGACGGAGTTGGTATGGTCAATTCACCAACATTAAACTCCGAGATGTACTCTCACACCCCAAGCAGGAGTGAGGTCGAGCAAAACTTGCAGAAGGAATATGCAGCGTTGGCTGAGTTAATGAAGGTACTAACGGAGGCGACATCCACACTTCCTGAAGAGCTACAGAATGAAATTACCGAGAACCTTTTAAAGAACAGGCTGTCTGTTACGACTTCAGGTAAATTGAATCTCAATCTCGCCCTCAAAGCTGCCAAGCAAAAGCTCAAGAAGGGTCAAAACATTAAAAGGACTGCTGACAGAGAGCAGGCGTTATCCAAGATGCTTGAAAAAGAAGAGGCAGAACCGATTGATTCAATCGGAAAGTTTGCTACCACCGCAGAAAGGATGCGTGTCGCTAGAAGAACTCTGGAGCTAATTGAAGGCTCAAAGCGTGAGATTACTAAGCTGATGGAAAAGACCGACAAGATTGTGAAGAAGTCGGAGGAAGAATTAGCGAAGAACAAGAAGAGACTTGAAGACTTAGCATCAGGAAAGAGATATGATCCTGATAAGGTTAAGAAGCTTGTGGAAAAGAAGCTGAAGAGCTTAATCAATAACACCCGATACAACAATCTTGCGGGTATGCCTGATTACAATAAGGGAGAGTTCATTGATAACCTCCGTGCTAATAAAGTGTACGAGGTACTTCAGGCAATAATCGAAGGGGGTATGGCTCCAGAGCAGATGTCGAGACAGGAGATATATGATGCTCTTGAGGGACAGGTATCGTCGGCTGATATGTTTGAGGGGCTAACTGGCGAGAGACAGGATAATGTTGTTCGTGCCTTACTCGCTGAGATGCTACACAAGGACACCAAGAATAAAGCTAGGTCTGCATTTTCTATTGAGATGAGACTATCCAAGAATGCACCAACCCGTGCATTGAAGCTGGAAGTAGAAGCTCTCAGACAGGCAGCAATATCAGATGATTGGAAGGATGTGTCCACCACAGGAATCCTTGGTAAACAGATAGATGAGGTTAAGCAGGTTCGTAAACAGATGACCGCTCTTAATCAGAAGATTGCCAAGCAGACACAATTGATGCCACTAGGCAAGCATCTCATTGAGAAGTATAATGAGAGGTCTATGCAGATCGAAGACTACCTTGGTTCTGTGATTACTCCAGAGGTAGCCGTGGGTGATATGGTTGATATGCTCGACCTGGATAAGGAAGGAAACATTGTACCAATAAAAGTTAAGTACATGGTTTCAGGGAAGGGCTACACTGAGTTTGTGCAGAAAGCAAACAGGATGAAGGCTATCCTTGAGAATCCCAAGCATAAGATATCGGATGCCCACAGGGATGCTTTTGCCAGAACCTATGCATTGATTGAACAAGGCTTGGCTAAATCCTATGATGCCACATTTACAGGTACTATGTTCTCGTACCTTGAGTCATTCTCGCAGGTTGTTTCTCGTGCAGGTGATGAGGAAGCCTTGATGATTTCCACAATGATCAACCGACTGAATACAGAGCTTAGACAGTATGGATCAAATGCAGTGAGGCAGGGACACTCAGTAAGTAGAGCATGGTACAACCTACAGGCTGAGTTACGGAATGGTGCAGGTAAAAAACTTTCGCTCGAGCAAATCCAGCAGTATCTATTTGATCCATTCATGGCATATGTCGAGGGGCAACCCAAGATTGATGACCTTAATTCGTTGGCTGAGGACTTTTGGTCTACTCTTAAAAGGCAAAGATTTAAGATTCATAACGATGATGCGAAGGCAAAGAAGAGATGGATGGAGCTTGTGCAGGAGATACAGGTAGCCAATAACCTAATTCAGAAGACAGCCAAAGAATTTAATATACCCATCGAGGATAGTATAAAGATCATGGATCCTCTGCTTCAGAAGAGAACACTTTATAGAGGCCAAATCCCAATAGGTGCATTGACTCTTCCTCGGATGCTGATGGTACAAAACCTCAGGGATGCTAGTCGTGCTTTAACGAAGAATGATGAAAAGACTAATATCTTTAATCAGATAGTAAAAAGCATCAAAGAGAAGACAGATAAAAATGATCCTTTATTTGAGGAGGACTACGATAGAAACTCTTTTCAGGCAGAGTTATCAGGATGGAAATTATCAAGTGATGTAGAACTTTTCTTTCTTGAGCCTACCCTTAATGACTATAGCAACCCACGTAACCTTGGGTGGATGATGGGTGAGAGGCTTGTGTCTATGGATGAGGTTTCGGAAGCTTGGAATAATTCTGAGGGTGGAGATGTGGGTGCTAGAATTTATCAGACGATAGCCGAACTGATGCCCGATAATGTATCCAAGAAAGATTTCGTAAAGAACGGATTAGACTTTCTGACACAAATAAACAGTCGTGCGAATGCGATAGTCAAGAAGTATGACGAGTACGAATCGAAAACAGCAGGGAGTAAGGAAAACCCAAATGCTATTATATACAAGGCAGAGGTCTGGAACTCTTTAAACTCACGGGACGAAAGTGTATCACTACCTAGTCATTTCTTCACATACAGCATGATGACAGAAATCGACATGAGGCAGATGGTAGCCAAGATGCTCATGGCTCATCACTTTGGCAGAAATCAGGAGAAGCTCGATGCTGCCTATAAAGAGTTGTTGAATAAGGAGAGAGAGCTAGAAGCTGAATGGGATGTAATCTATAGGAAGATAACAGATGAACCATACCCATGGGCAGATCGTGATGACAATGAGCGCAACTTAGATAGCAGAAACTTCTTTAATATTCAGGCGACCAAGAAGTTTGGACTACCTCGTGCCTTACGAAAGAAAATAACTTCTGATGAGTATGAAAAGCTCAAGAGCCTTTACACAAAAATCTATGCATTGAAAGAAGCACAGAAGATGAAGCCCGCCTTTGCTGCATATGCTAAGACTCAGGGTTCTGTTCTTTCTGATGAGAGGGCAGCAGTTGAAACACTACAGACTATTTCTAGCCTCTTGGTAGCGAATCCCAAGTCTGCTATAATGAACTTGGCTTCCCTGTATCAAATTTTTCAGCTATATGATTTACAGCCTGCTGGCTTCAAAGCTGCATTTAATGTTCTGAGAAGAATGCCAGTTGAAGCACTTGACACAATCATGCAGGGCTTTGGTAAGAATATGTTCTCCGCAGGTAAGAAGCAGTATGGAGAGGAAGCACTGGCTCCGCTATGGACATCATTAGAGACAGCCACATCAGATAGATTTAGTGATGCTGGAGCTAAGGGTGTGCTAGGTGAAAATACCAAAACCTCCTCAATGCGTAAGTTCACAAGAATGCTACGCACGGCTCTACAGAGCGGTCTTAAAATCCCAGGCGTAAACAATCGGGTAATCAACATGATCTTAAATGGCGAGCCTGGGAGAGAGAAACTTGCGGAAGAAGGTACTTTGACGACTGCTCCTGGTTCAATGCTTACCTTCTCTTTAATCCCTGGATTCTCTAACCTTTTCTCATGGTTAAGTAATGCTACGCTTAAGCATACCACGCTTGAAGTATTGGCTGACCTGAAGAGAAGGGTTGAGGGGGCAGCGCATACCCTTGACCAACTGGGGATTGACCCAGAAGACAATGGCTATGAGTTGAGTTCTGAGAACATGGGGTACTCTAATAACTTCTTGGGCGTAAGTCTCAGAGATAGTAAAGAAGTAAATGATCGTATTGATCGTGAGCTTGCCAACTTTGGTCTTTCGATCACTAAGCTTGCACAGGACTTCAGAAGGAGAAGAAAGGGTGACCTCAGTGCTGATCCTATTCTTGATAAGAACAAGTTAGTTGCTGCACATATAGCAAGTACCCAAATCACATTTGATGGCACGAGTGCCAAATCAAGGATTCTTGACACCAAGGGCGGTATCTACGCCAGCCCACTTCTTGGATGGTCTACCAGTATGGCCGCTCATGCCAACCGAAAATTCCGTGGTGATAGCAGGGATGCAGTTGATCCTAGCAACATAGATACTTACCGAGCCTTTGGAGTCTTTGCACTATCTGCACTGGCAGTTGGTGTGCCTATCTCATTGTTTGTCATGCGTGGCAGTGAGTTGTATGATGAGGAGGTTCTTGGTAAAGACCCAGGTCTTGGCTATGTGCCACCTGAAGCATACTTACCATTTGGCTTATTGTTTGCAATAAACGACCCAGCCTTCAGGACACTCAGCTTGGTGGAGAGGCTTGGTAGGACATCATCGTTTGGTGGTATATATCAGGAAATGGCAACCAATGCATTGCTTGGTGCTACAGGTGAATCATTTCAACGGGACATTACTAATCGTATTATGCTAATAAGTATGGCTAGTAACTTGAGTGATGTGTTCCTGAACTACCTGAGTGCAATCGACACTCGTTCGGCTGATACATTTGCACCTGAGTATTCCTCAGTCATCAGACCACTTATGAATATTGTGGGCATGAACAATGTCATACAATTCGCCCAGTACTCAAATAACTTACTAGGCACAGAAGACTTTCCATTATTCAGTTCAGAATACAAGGTTACCAATGTTCTGAATCAGCGTAACAAGTTGCGGGCAATCACCAAAGCTATTGGTATTGAGACGCAGAAGGTTGGGGGAGGACTATCTTATCGACCCAACGCTATGTCCATAGCGATACGGGAAATGGAAAGGTCTGCATATGTGGGAGACAGGGACAGCTTCTTGGAAGCATATCGGTTAGCGTTGCAACTATCCGACGATGCCGATCCTAAGAAAGATGTCGCAGATAGATTTAAAAGAAGAAACTTAAGGAACGGAGTAAGTAAATACGCATTGGGTGATTCGGATTGGATTAAACTATTATCAGTTCTTGACCCCGAGGACAGAAATGACATCGAAGATGCGTTACTAAAGCATTCCTATTATCTACAACTCATAGGAGGAAAGCCAAAGGGAGAGAGCAGAACCAAGAGAGTCCAAATAGACGATCTGAGGAGACAAGCTTTATTATGAGCGTACACAAGCACGCAGGCACATTATATGAGAGTATGTTTAAAGTAGAAGCGATGAAAAGAGGATTGCATGTGAGTGAAGCAGAAGGTGACTACCTTCCCTACGATGTAATCATAGACAATGGGAGGAGGCTATATAAGGTACAGGTAAAAGGAACTTCTTCCAGAAGAAGTAAGACAGGTTACAATATTAGCACAGCTATGGGGTCAAAGACCTCGGAGAAAAATCACTATGCAGAGAAAGCATACGATATACTTGCAGCCTTAGTGGTAGGAGATGGAGAGTCCTACTGGTACATAATACCAAAGGAGAAAATAGGTAGAAATTTAACAATCAAGTTATTTCCGAACCCCATGAGTAAAGCAAAGTGGGAGAAGTACAGACACGGATGGGAATTAATTTGCTAGGTGTAACCTAATAAACTAGAATTATTATAATGAACTATAAATGTAAAGCAGGATTAGGAGCATGCCCACAAGGAGGCAGGCTTTGCCAAAGAGGATGCGTAAAGATGCAAAAAGCTCAACAGCTTGGTGGCGGTGATGTACGCAAAGGAGTCAGGCAACTTGGTCGCATGGAAGCCATGCAGAATATGAAGGGTAGAATGCCAAGGAGAAGGGGTATGCGATGAATAAAGGGAAAGCAATGTGTTGCTGTCAAAAAGCTGCACACCGCACACAGATGAAACTTAACCCACATTTAAAAAATGCCAAGAAAAGGAAAAAGCTCCAAAAAAAGCGCTAAGAAAGGTGCTAAAAAAGATGCTTGTTATAGCAAGGTAAAGTCCCGCTATAAGAAATGGCCTAGTGCATATGCTTCTGGAGCCTTAGTGAAATGTCGAAAAGTCGGTGCTAAAAACTGGGGGAACAAGTCCAAGAAGAAATGAAGGATAAAATGCAAGATGTGAGAGTGCAGGGTGATGTAGGAGATGGCATCCCTTACATACCTCGGACTCCAAGGAGACTTATTGATTATACTAGCTGGGATTCCACCTCGACAAGACCGATGAATTCTCCGTATGAGAGTGCTGGGAATGATAAACTAGACGATCTTTTAACCTTAAGTAGAAAGCAAGCTGATGGTGATCCACTCTGGGAAAATATACTAGAGTTTGGGGATATGACGGGAGTTGCCTCTTGGGATGATTTGTGGAGAGCCTACAGTGAATTCAAGAGGGGTGATGGGACTAAGCTTAACATTCTGCTTGAGGGTGTAGGGGCATTACCGATAGTGGGGAAGATCAAGAAGATCATGGCGCTTAATATGATGCCAAATGTTTCTCCCGTAAAAAAGAATTTAGCTAAAGCAGCTAATGCATACGGCTCTATGAAAGTTCCTTTGGATGTTATAAATAAAGGAGACGCAGTGCAGGATGCTTGGGAGGATAATATAAAGCCATCATTAACCCCACAGAAATTATTGTATGAGCAGTGAGGGCTTGAAGAAATGGTTCTCCCGTAATGGGGGGAAAGGCTGGATTGACTGCAAGACAGGTAAGCCCTGTGGAAGAAAGTCTGCCAAGAAGGGTAAGAGTAAAAGACCATACCCTGCGTGTAGACCCACTAAGGCACAATGCAACTCATCTAAAAATAAGAAAAAAGGACCCGCACGAATTTCGTGGAAGAAAAAGAAAGGAAAATAAAATGCCAAATGTAAATGGAAAGAAATTCCCTTACACAAAAAAGGGAAAAGCAGCAGCAAAAGCCTACAAAGCTAAATCAAAGATGGGCAAAAAGCCTGTCAGAAAAAAAAGATACTAATGCCAGCAAGAAAGAAAGCCTGTAAGCCCTCCAAGGGTAAACGCTTTGCCAAACGAGTGAAGGGTAAGTGCCGTTCGTTCGGGCAGAAGGGTAAGGCTAAGGATGGTAAGGATCGCATACGCCCAGGAACAAAAAAGGGAGATGCTTACTGTGCTCGCAGTGCTGGGATAAAAAAGTGCAAGAATCCGCCTTGTGCTAATGCTCTATCCAGAAAGAAATGGAAGTGCAGAGGTAAGAAGTCAATGAAGTGATAGGAATGAGAGCTAAGAGGAAGTACAAAAAAGGCGAAAAGGATTCTGAGTACGATGCATACCACGGCAAGAAGGAGCAAATCAAGAGACGCTCTAGCAGGAATAAAGCTCGCAGAAAAGCTAAGTGCAAGAAAGGGCAGGAAGCACACCACAAGGATGGAAACCCCAACAACAACAAGAGGAGTAATCTAAAATGTCTTCCGAAGAAAAAGAACCGTTCGATTCAGCCGAAGAGGGGACGACGCCGTACCACGAGCAAATAGATGCATTTACGATTGAACTAGATAACCTCATTGCGAGGTTCATGAATGAATTCGATCTGCACATGGAAACGATAGTCGGCTGTTTGGAGATAGCCAAGAACTCAGTTAGTGATCCTATGATAATTGATTTAGGATCAGAGATGCTAGGAGAAGAAGAGGATTAGCTAATTCTTGTGAATGTAACCCTCGGTGGTCTTGGTACTTGAATGACCAACCACCTTGCCAATATCCTCCAGCATTATACCTGACTTGTACAGACGGGTGGTAAAGCTATGTCTGAGGCAATGAAATGATTTGCCCTCAATAAAAAGTCTTTTGAGTATACGATTAAAGTATACGCTAGTCTTGGATCGAGTCTTACTATTTGTCTGAACCTTGTGCCATTGTGGGAAGCAGTATACTTCATCTTCCTTTTCTATGCTTTTGATGGCTTGTATAACTTTCTGCCCACCGAATAGCTTGTGACCTAATGGTATTCGTACCCGCTTATCTCTCTTGGCTGTCCATACAGTTATGTGTTTATCCGTAATGGATGCCCACTCTAAGCTACAGCAGTCACCCAATCGCAGTCCTGTCCAGTATGACAGAATGGTAGCTTGTTTAAAGAAGTAGGGTGCATGGTTTACCACCTGTTCGTATTCCCACTTAGTGAAAGGTCTTCTCTTTTCTACTTCCTTTTGCTCATGAGTCATCTTACCCATGTCTACCTTTACTAGTAAACTTGGGTTTATTTGCATGTAGCCTTTTGCTACAGCGAATTTAAATAGACTGCTTAGTGAAGTGAGTCGCAATTTTTTATTACTAAGAGATGTACCATCATTACGATTAATGAAATCATGAAGGTCTTTTTCGGAAACATCAGAGATTGATCTTTTATCATACTTATAGTCTCTGGAGAACTGATAATATATTGCCATGATCGTATTGATCGTGTTGGGCGAGCTTGCTACTCGTTGTCTATGTTGTTTGTATTCACGCAAGACATCAATGAAGTTATGATTGGATGCACCAGTAAGCTTAGCGACAACTTCCTGTGAGAGCAGTTGAAGCTTGGCAGCCTTCTCCATCTCTGCAATCTTTAGCTCAGATACAATAGACTTAGCTTCACTTAGTTGGGTTACACCTAGAGCCGTGGACTTTTCTTTTCCGTCCTGACCTGTGTATTTTACTGAATACTGACCACTCTTGTTTTTAACTAACTTCACTCTAAATACCTTTAATATCTTTAGGTAACACTTAGTCAATTAAAATTGGATCAAACTCTTCCTTCCTTGGTTGTAGTTCCATTTGTAGTGCTACCCAATCCTGTTCGCATTCCACCTCGTTCATCGTGTTATCGTCACCACGCGAGTATGATAGGAAGTGATCCGCAAATATCTCCTGCACGCTAGTATCTTGATAGTCATGAGGTATCGGTTCGCCGTGCAAGATAATAGTGGCAGAATCCCTCTTCTGTGCCAAGCGATCAAACATCATCTCCTCAATGCTACTCTCTGTAAGTACAATATAAGCGTTCACATCTTTAGGTGAGTTCAATCTGAATACTCTCCCCAATGCCTGATTGAGTGAACCATAGCTCCATTCAAGACCACCAATGATCAACTCCTTACACTGATCAAACGAGTGACCAGCAGCACACTTGATACCCATGAGCATAACCTGAGCTTTCTTCTCCTTGAATATTGCAGCCTGAGCAGCCTGATCCAATCCTGGCGTACCATCAATCCTTGCCACCTTCACGCCTGCTTCCTGTAACCGCTTCTCCAATTCATCATTCAGACCTGTGAAAGCAGAGACATGAACGACCTGCTCACCCTCCTGTATGCACTTGGCAATCTTAGATAGGATAGCAATTACCTTGGGATTCATATTGCTTTCGACCATCTTAAAACCAGGAAACTTATTGAACTCACGACCCTCAGGGTCAGAGCAAATACCACGGAGTCGCATCATCTGCACACCATGCTTAGTCCTGTGGTCTTCGTGCGGTATATTGCCCAAGTCCATATTCCATGAGTACAATTGCTTCTGATACTTACCGAAGGGAACACGGATAGTCTCCACATTGCAGTCAACAAGATCAGGATTGCATTGTTCCTTGGTAATGAATGCAATGATTGTCTTGACCATACGCAGTAGCTTTTGCTTGTTGCTGAGTATAGGACTATTCTTGGGGGCTTTGTACTCACCATTCAAGCGAGCAGTAATATCATACTCTTTAGACTGAAACTCATTAACAAACCTGTTCTCATCATTAAGAGTGTAAGGCCACCGAGAGTTGGATACATCACCCTGATACCAATTAGGTACAGCAAGCCAACCCATCAGCGGGAATAGATTGCGTACAGCATTTGGGATAGGTGTAGCTGTCAGGCAGAACTTGTACTTAGGCTGTAGCCTTAGCATACTGCGAGTGACTCCCGACTTGGGATTACAGATAAGATGTGCCTCATCCAAGATGACCATGTCGAATGCCTTACCCACCTTGGTAGAAAGATTTGGCTGAGCAATACAGGTGATTCCATTGCGTGTCTCACCAATCCCATATGCCACACCTTGCTCGCACTCGATGTTATAAGTCTTACGCAACCATTTCTTAAACCTAGCATTGTGTTCATTCACCTGCCACGATGCAGGGATATGCTCAAAGCCACGGAAGAAAACAGTATGGTAAGTAAAGTACACACCTGCTGGAAGCTCACCATGTTCTTGGATTATCTTCTGATAGTCCTTCTCTGAGAATAGCTTGAACACCTTACGGGTAGGGGAGAACTGCTTGAACTCCTTCATCCATTGAGATGCAAGGGATGCACCATTTAACTCACCATCCTTGATCGTACCCTTGGGTGCAATGAGTAGCGTACGCTTGTTGTTCTTTAGTAGGTCAAGCACGATGGCAATGAATGATTTACCCGTGCCTGTCTCTGCTGCAACCAATGCATAGTCGGTCATCCCGAGGGATGTGATGTAGTCCACTTGTCCAGGATAACACTTGAATCCATTCAGGAATCCAAGCTCATCAATCATCTGTAGCGTCTTGGCATACTCTTCAGGGTTTGCATCCTTGACCGTCTTTACCTCAACCTCCTGGAAGAATAGCCAGATCATCTCGCAAGGTAACTCACGATCACCAAGGGCATTGTCCCTGAACCTGAACACATGACCCTGCTCATCACGAATGATAATCGAATGATCATTCCCTCGTAGTTCATACTCATTATTTACCACCACAGTCTCACCATTCTCTAGCTTAAGCCTTGGCTTCTTGTACCTTGATCTAAACTCCACGCTTTGGTAACGGGCTGTATAGTTCTCACCAGCTATAAGTATTGGTAGCTTTTGGGCAGGCTTTTTGTTTAGCAGTGCTTTCATCTTTGGATGCTCACGCACATCCATTGTCTCCAGAGCCGTCAGGTTAGAGTGGTCTTTGATATGTCCGAACCGCTCGTAATCTGTTGGCGGAAGAATAACAGGCACATCCTGCTTGGATGACTGTAAGGCTTTATGTATCTCACGCTTACATTCCAAACTAACATAAAGGCGACCTTTGTCATGTTGCTCCATTAGTCGCATTAGTGCTGTTCTGTCTGTCCCGTATGTCAGTGTCATCGGCTTCTTGCCTCTGACATAATTTAGTAGTGCATTGACCAACTGATAATTAGTTGTTCGATCCACCCTGAACGCACCATTGGGGGACAATACAAGGTGCGGTTTTACTGCATGTAATTCAGGCATTTTGTAATTCCTCCATTATTTGTTGATTTAACATTTCCTCCTCCGATGGGATTTTATCGAAGGTGGTAACACACGACATGTAGACATGAATTGGCGTATCAAGTGTGATGATAGGAAAGCTCAGGTTCTTCTTGTCGTTCTGGAAGTCCTTTGTGCAAACCATCCACATCAACCTGTAGTGTGGTTCTACCTTCATTCCGTGCTTGTGCTCGTGGATGTCCTTGCGAACCTCCATGTGCAGTCCTCCGTCCTCTGGTAGAACCTCCTTCAGTTTTTCTATGTTCACCTGTCGGTTGTAATCCATTTTCTGACCCGCCCGTGCCATTGTAATAAGCCCGTCCGAGTTCGTAATTATCTTGTTGTTTAGTGTATCTGAGAGCATCTCTTGCTAATTCCTCCACATTCATTGTACTTGTAAGCCGTTACCAGTTATGGTGACTGACTGTTTCTCAACTCCTCCGATCATATCCTTGATAGTTCTGTCTTTGAACAAGTGCATTAGATCCTCTTCGAGGTAACCTTGACCAAGCAGTGAACAGCCTGAGCCAGCTTGGTCACCTCTAGCTAGAAGAAATGTAATTGGTGAATCTCTAAAGCCAGAGTCCGCGTATACGTACTTTTTATCGCCCATTAAGGATTCTTTACTTTTGTACGCCCCGTATGCTCTGTGAGTAGAGAGAAGTATCACATTTATCAGTGCCTGCCCAACTGGCATACGCTTAAAGGTGTACCGCTGATATTCTGCATCTTCGGGTAATCCCTCAATGAAAGCAGAGAGTAGATGGTATAAGAATCTCCATGCACCCCACGCTTCTGCCATCTCATACTCATCGCCACGCATGGCATTAGACCCCTGCGCATCTACATTGTCGTAGACAAGAAAGAATGTTTCTACCGTCCACTCGAATATATTATCTTCCCCACCCATATTACCAATGACTTGACGATATTCCTTGCGCCAAGGCGTAATATTTCGGAATTCTTTATTTAGATTATCCCTGTATGCGTTTAGTTTTTGTTTTGCAGATTTATTTACCTGCTCTTCTATTTGATCTAACATTTTAGAATGCCTCCTTGAGTGTTTGTTTGATTAGTTTCTTTAGTTCAGTCTTGCTTGTTGGAACGCCCTTGAAGCCCTTGAGTTCCTCTTTGACCACCTCTCTGATTATCAGATGTAGACCACGGAGCATTTCTCGTTCGCCGATTTCAACTTCTTCATCATCCTCGACCTCTTCCTCTAAGTCTTCATCCATCTCCAAGAAGTTGGGTGTCTCGTCTTCAATCCGCTCAGTCACGACAGGCTCCCGTGTATCAACAGCAGTAGCGATGTCTTCAGCTTCAGCCTCAGCAACTCCACCTTCCTCAAGTCTCTGCTCGAGCATATCATCCTCATCAGGTGGTGTGTCCGTGTCGTCCATTAGCTCGGTAGCGTCAATAACAGGATCATTGACTGACTCAGTTGGTGGGGTAGGGGCACCTGAATCAGTAGATATCGTACCATCCTGAATGGCTTCCCATATCTGATCATAGCATTTGTTCCTACCCACATTGAGAGCTTGCTCCATATCTTTCTTCTTACTTGGCCAGCCGTCCTCAGGCTCAGGTACAAAAGAACCATCTTTGTCGGCATGCAGGTTATGCACACCCTCAAAGCCTTCAATACCTAGCTTCTTCCTGCCATAGTCTGCAATGGCGTGTCGTCTGTGATCATTGCCATTACACCACATTGTAATATCCCGTAGGGTTTGATTAACATTCATAATTATTTAGTTTGTTCAGCCATGATGCACGTCTGTGCTTGATTGAATACTGAGCGTACACCTTTGAGCATGGCTAACTTCTTGATGACGCTTGAGCCGAGACTGGTATTTGAGTTAAGCCAGTCTTGAATCTCATTAGGGTGAGGATTGTCTAGCGGTACACGAAAGCACCGATCCTCGAATCGTTTTTCTAGTTTCTCCAGATTGCTAGTGAATGCCAGCAATGCACCCTTGGGTAGGGTATCCATGATGTGAAGGAACAAGTCCTGACACTTTCTTGGCAACAAGTCTGCCTCATTGACAATTACAGCAATGTAACCGCCCATTGGCACATAGTTTAGTTGTTGCTTCAGATTCCTGCACCAATCGATGTCGATGTCCGCAGCAGATTCCTCAATGATCGAGGTATTTCTGTACGGATCAACAACGAGTTGCCTTGCAAGAAACCGTGCCATACTAGTCTTACCCACACCAGGAGGACCAGTGAGCAGAACCTTTAAGTTCCTAGACTCATTGTCCTTGATTGCCTGAACAGAACCATTCAGCAACCTAGCCCACTTCTGTTGAGATTTGCCGAGAAATTCAACAGGTTGTTTAGGGATGTACTCTCGTAAGTCCATGGAGCCTCCTTTTCCTCTTCGACCAGTAAGTAAAGATTACCAGTCTTGTGAATATAGGTATCCTGCGTGATAGGATGTACCCACCTCGTCTCTGGCAGATCATTGGGCGTTTCGGCACAAGTCTGCTCAGAGGCACGAGTGAGTTCCATATCAAACATAGGATCATAGATCGATTCGACAGACAACTGACCTCCTGTAAGCGTGGTCAGTTTTACCTGCATTACGCAACAGTCGTCTCCTCGATTAAGTCAACCTCCCTGAGTCGGTTATTGAAACCTGAGAACTCATCGAGGATCATCGTTACTGCACGGGTACGCTCCTGATGTAAGCCACCAACAGCACCATGCTTCTTAGCCACCTCAGTGTACGCATTGAGCAAAGCCCAGTAGTCACCACGCAGGAAGTCTACATGACCTGCACCTGTGTAGTAATTGGTACGCCAAGGACCGAAGGCATCACCACCAGGAATACGTACATGCTTCTCACGATCCGTACCCTGATTGAGCATGATACCCTTACCTGATGCACGAGACAAGATTGTCTCAAGAAGATCATCGGCATCATTGAGCTTGTACTGATTACCGAATGCAGTGAACTGACCACCATCCAATGGTGTGGACTTGTAGTGTTCGATCCTCATGTGATCTTTCTCGAACTGAGCACGACAGGTCTTGATCTTATCCTCGACCATTTGTGGAAGCTCGTTGTAGATGTTCTTGGTGTGCTTACGCTCGAACTGCTCCTCACCAAAGAAGCACATATTGTCACACACGAACACACGATTACCCAGAGCAAACCTAGCCTTGGAGTGCATCGTGTTAGAGTTCCTCAGTCCAATGGTAGGCTCATAGTCTGAGTACTTGGACTTTAGGCAGATGACACCGAACATAGTGTCCTTGTGTTTCATCTCCTTAGACCAACGATCATTGGCGAAGGTATTGATTAGTGAGAACTCCATACGATCCTCACCTTTATCGTCCTTGCTAATCTCCCAGCCATACTTGCCTAGTTGGTGGATACACTCATCAACGAATCGATCATGTCGAAGAGGGTAGTGCGTTTCAGTTAGTGGTTGAGGGTCGGGTAGTGCCCTCAGTTTTGGCAGAGAGATAGGCTCTGCACCGCAGTGATTTAGTAATCCTGGCATTGTTTTTCCTTTCTACACAAGAAGCACACGCTCCTTGTATTCATTTAGTGTTTGTTTCTGCTCGGCAGTTGTTTCGCCTGCCTTAGCAGTAGTGTTAATTCCGATAGATGTGAGATAAGCCTCACGATCTGGTGTACTCAGTAGAGATACCTCCTTGAGGTAGCTCAGGTCTGAGAGGTCAGGGGATAGTTCACGCTTCTCTATTAGATCGATAGCATTCCCCTGAAACTCATCCACGACAGCTTTTGCTTCCTTGGCTTGATGTGCCAACAAAGTACGAGCCTCATCAGAGCTTACAGCATTATCAATCAGTTTGAGTAGAGCCTCTGCTTCTTCGCTTATTCCTGCCCGCTCGATCAAGTTCCAAAGCAGTACGGGGTTTGTCGCTGTGATAGGAAAGGTTTGCTCGTAGTCGATACCAAGATCAACTGCTGCTTGCCTCTTTGTCTCACTGAATGCGATAGGCTTACGAAGATCGACAACGACCTTACCGCCACCCTCAGCAGGGAACAGATAACCAGCTTCTACAGGAGAAGTGACTGCGTCTTCCAAGACTGAGCGATCAATAGATATCCGAGCATCCTCGACCATCTCCTCCGCTTTCTTTTTCATCGCAAGCCCCTGAAGTAGCTTGGTTGCGTTTTCATTATGGAGAGTCTTCCGACGCTTGTGCGTCTTCTTCTTCTCCTCGGTTGCTTTTTTATTTATACTAAGCATGATTGTTTAGTTTTCTGGGTTACAGCCATGACCTCGTTGTATGTGATCATCGCCTTATAATCTATCTCCTTGGACTTACCTTTCTTGTTGTAGCCCGTGAAGCCGTTTCGTTTGAGTAGTTGTAACGCTTGTTGTGCGTGACTACCCTTTGGTTGTGAGCCATGTAGCAGGATAGCAAAGTCACCGCTATCTGGGTTCATGGCAATTGTGTCATCATGATCAATCACAAGTCCTAACTCTTCAGCCTCTTCTTCTGAGTACACGATGTGTGCTTCATTGAAGTATGAGTTAAGGTAGTCGAAGTGACCACCACTGCTGACATTGATCACAAAGTTTGGTGCAATCGATTCACCATGGAAGAAGTGAGGAGACTTAGTGTAGCAATACACCAGCATATCCTTGTGCTTCCATGCGAAGTCGTTGACCGCCATAGCGTACTCCTTGGAGAAGAAGTCGCCTCCGATATGTGGTCGCATGATACCCTTGAAACCTGAGATAAACTCAGGCTTGTGCATCACAAGTGACCGCTCAAGTAGATCGACAATCTTGTCACGATCATCGCTTATTGATTTCATGAGCATAGTATTGTGCCATACTAGCTTACGCAGTGAGGGGTCGACCGCCTCAAGCATCGCAGCATAGCATCTGAACTCACCGAAGTCTTTGATCTTACCTGTCTTGCGGTTAGCCCGAGACAGACAATCCTTAGCACCTGGGCAAGTATACCCGCTAGCCAACGAGTATGCGTTGACTAGCTTGGATATCTTACTCGAAGGTCCATGGAACTTCAGCACCTCCTGATCATGATCTATATCTATGTCCATGGTGAGTCCCATGCTGTAAGGGGTGTATCCTTCTCATACTCAGGATGTCCCTTGAATTTCTCCAAGTGTTCATCACAAGCAGAAGGATTCTTGAGGCGATAGCCTAAGAACTTCACGATAGCTTCCCTTTCTTTCATAAGCCCTAGCTCCTTCTCCTGAGCTTCAGCCCTACTAAGTTCTCCATCTTCGGAGAGACAAGCATCGTCATCTAAGCTGATGAGCACATCCTTGTATCTCCTTATGGCTTGTATTTCCCGTGTAGTATCAAGCGTCATGCATAACTCACCTGCCGTGTTCACAGGTTCGTTAGCGGGATTGATTTGATTCTGACGCTCGATGTCCATGTCCGACATATATGACATCTGTATTCCTTTTAGTTGTGCTATGTACTTCTCTGTGGCGTCCACAATCTGTTGGTTCGCCTTTACGAAGCTATTCAATTGGTTAATCATAATGACTTAACAGCCTCCAATGCTTTTCCTGGCATAGGAAGGTTACGCTTCCTCATCAGGTGTTTGTTCACCTCAGCCATCATGACCATTTTGTTTTGTATATGATCAAGCTTGCGTTGCTCGTCATGACTCATGCCATCACGAGACACGCAGGACATACCAACAACTCTGCGTTCCCATTGCTTGATGTCCTGCTTGACCTTCTTATCGTTATGTGAGGCTACTTCTTCGCGTTGCAACACTCTAAAGCCCTCACCATTCATCCCTCGTTCAGTAGTAAAGAAGCCTCTACCCTCTAACATCTGAGACACCTGCATCCACATGAATGCAAACTTAGGATCAACAATGCCATGTACTAGCCTAGGCATATCAGCAATCTCCTCAATGATGTGCCATTTAACGACCTCACCATAGTCAATTGCATCCTCCAGTTGTTCGAAGACATGCTTCTCTACAGGATATTTACGAGTGGGTAGTAATGTAGACCTACTCACTTGACGACATTAGTTACTACAAACTTACCGAAACGCCCACGCTTCTCAGGACGCCAGTCACCCATACCGATAATTTTCCCGGCAGTCTCCGCAAACTTGATGACATCATCCTCATCGATACCATCCACATCGATCAGTAGATTAATAGTGCCTGACCAGCCCACTGGAATCTTAGGACGAGTCCGTGCTATCTTTGCAGTACCTACTCGACAGATTCTCCTGTCCCTCATATCAGGGTCTTTCTCAAGCTTATCGAACTTAGTGGAGTTCTTGAACTTGATTGCCATATCATCATCCACAAGGATGTGTATGGATTGAGCACCTTGCTTCGTTTTCTTAGCGGCAGCCAATAACATAGCCTGTAGGTTCTCGGCAGGCATGAATACACCAAGCTTGTCGTCCCAATACAGACCTGCTCGCCACTCTATATCCCCCATAAGGGCGTGATCTTCATCGGTCTTGTTGCGTTTCCCTGATACTTTCTTGAGTTCTTTACTGAACTCATTCAGTGGGTCAGCAGTCTGACCATTGTGTAATAACATGGGAGTAATCCCTTCTACATCTATACTTATTTTTTTCATATATATTATTGTTTATGTTTGTTAGTTGGGTGGAACCCTTCCACTCCAGTCTTTTCCCTTCCATGCCTGACCCGACATCGCAGATCCAAGCATTGAAATAGTCTGGATTGTTTAACGACTGCCCAGTCAGTCCCATGCCTCGCCTCGCCAGACATCGCCAAAGCCATGCGTGTCCTCGCCATTGCAGGCCTCGCCCCTGAAATACTCTAGGTTATTTATAGACTGCCTAGTCAGTCCCTCGCCAAGCCTGTCCTTTATACGCCCCTCCGGTCCGTGCAAATCCTCACCTCACCTACCCAGTCAGCGCAGCGCAAACCTAAATAGTCTGAGTAGTTTTACGACCGCTCAGTCAGTCGATTGGCTTGTCAAGCAAGGCCTCTCTCCTCACCGCCTTTCCGCTTCACGCCAATCCCTTCAGCTCAGTTCCGTTCACAGCCATGCCGTTCACCGACTTGCTTCTCCGATCCTTAAATACTAGGGGTTGTTTATCGACTGCCCCTACAGTCTCCTGCCACGCATCGCATTGCACTGCATCTCCTGTCGGTTGCACGCCATTTACAAAGTGATAGGAAGCCTCGCACCCGAGTGTCGGTGTTGTTTTAGAGTCATCCAAGGGCTAACCACCCGAGGCTTCCTAAAATTGTTACTGCAGTCTACCACCTTTATCCAATACATTACGCACTATAGATGTTTGACCCTTGCGATCAGTTAATTTGCGGTGACGCGCTGCTTCTTCTGGAGTCATCCAGACAATCATAAAAGTAGTTTTGTCTATCCATACTTTCACGGCTACAGTCTTCTTGGCTTTTTCTTCTTCATGCCTAGCCATTGATATGGATAATTGTTCTAGAAAGTCATGCTTCATTTCATTGTTTTGGTTTTCACATACCAAGATGGAGAATCAAATAACTCCTTCCCTCGACTCTGTGCCCACTTGTTAGCAAAGTCATGAGCACGATCATTTGAGCATCGTGGATATGTTCTGGTGAAACGATAGGTAGGATATTTATCATCCACCTTCTTATATAATTCTATGATGATTCTATTCATTCCCACCTCGCTTTAATTAATGATTTGTTCTTACCACCCATGTATATGCTGTCTCTATGCTTGAGAACTACGCCCTCAATGAGGCGATCATCCTTAGCATCAAGTAAGCACGCACTGAATGGATACTTACATCCAGGAACAAGAGCCTCTAGTATACTCTTTCGGTTCTGTTCCTGTTTATCTGAATTGAAGTATCCCATTTGTTTCTGCCATGGGATATTTGGTATGATTCGTCTGGTATTCTCAGCGATAAATGGATCAACACTAGGCGTGTAGTTACATACACCTTGATCCTGTATCCAATCCCTGAGAATCTTCAGCCGTTCATGAAATGCGGTGCGCCTAACATCCTTGCCCCTATAGAATAGTATATCAAAGGGAAAGAACCACTCATGTCCTATACCTGACCTAGGAAGCTTAACAAGCTCCCCATTAACAATTGTATCTCTCCAAGCTGGAGTATCTAAGCGATACCTCAGTTGGTTGCGCCACTCCGCAAACTTAGTAAGAGGCTTACCATGCTTATTAAGAGCCACGATATCATTATTCATGACACCACAGATACCATGCTGCCCATTGAGCTTAGGTTGTACTAAGTACTCATGACCCTTGTCCACGCCCCACAATGAGGCAGGAGAGATTTGCCTACCAATGATCATAGGCGTGATAGGAGGGCATGCTTCAATAATCACATTCATCTGTTTTTCATAATGTGTGTGTGTTTGTAGTGGTGATTAAGATTGCAAGAGTTTGATGTGAGCGAATACGGGCGAATTTAGATCAAGTTGATTCATCAAGTCATCTTTCCGTTTCATCAATTCAAGGTCTACTTGTTGGCGTTCTAATAGATTCTGTCTGATAGTTAACCATGCATTTAATGCTTCTTGTTCGATTTTTGATAAGTTCACAGTAGTAATAAGTTCAAGAAATAGTTTTCTCATTTTGCCACGATGGTGTATGCAATTTAACCTCAAGGTACTCACCTTCCTTAAACTCTCCAGTTGCTCCCTTTGGTGCACGCATAATAGTAAATGGTGACCACTCGACTGATCTTGTCATCTCTGCCTCATTGTTTCGTATCGCCTTGATACAAGACCATAGCGTGCCCTGAAAGATAGGCTTACCATTCTCCATCACAAGATGGGACATGGGTATGTGTGTTGCTTCCTTTTGGAAGTCTTTATCTCCTATATTCACTAATGTTCCTTTCTTATCTTTTCAGTAGTTTATACTCGCTGTTAGTAATGGTGACGGTTGCTTCCTTAAAGCCATGCTCTGCTGAAGCCTTGCACAGGTTGTAGACATGATGAGACAACAACTCATCACCATCAGCCATTTCCCAATCTCTGTTGAGGTATGCTATTTTAATGGTCATTTCCTGCAGAATATCTTCAGCTACATTTAACTCAGACTTGTAAAGATGAGTATCCAAGTTACAGATATGCACCCACTTGCCACGATTGTGTTCTGCACGCGTTGCCCACTTTTTATAACCACCTTTGTGTTTGTGTATTGTAGAGCAGATCAAGGGAAGAATATGAATCTCCTTCATTTCAGGCGGTCCTCCGTATGAGTGCCTGGAATACGAATGAAGGGTGTCTTCAAGCTCATCCTCATCATCTTCATGTGGGCTATGTGTGAGTGACCAAAAATTGATTCCTACTTCCTCGTGTAGCTCACGGGCTGCAGTATCCACAAGAGATTCACCCGCCTCCTGATGACCCTTAGGGAATCCCCAATGAGTCTTATGCTCATGGTACAAGAGCACCCTATTGGTGCTGTAACAATACAGGAATACACCTGCACTTACTGCTTTTTTACTCATCTAGGCAGTTCCTTGAGAAAAGACAGCAAGCTTACCTTGCGGTTTACTCGGGTGTTTATCTTGCCCGAAAGCTTTTCGTGTTTCTTCAATGCAATAGGAGCTACTGCTTTACATAATTTGCGTGATATTTTCATATTATCTAGTTTTCTGGGTTACACTCAGTTATTTGAGTTATTAGTACGCCTCCTTGTTCAATGAGGCATTTAAATTGTTTAAGAACTTCATTTAGTTCTTTGTCCTCAAGTGACATCATGCTGTCACCACCGTGTACTAGGCATACACGCAACAGGAACACCTCTTCAAGCCGAGGGTTCCCTTTAAGGCACTTGTCACCTTCGCGCTGCAGCAAAGATGTGACACGCTCTACAAATGCCTTCTTATCAGGCTCCTGTATATCATTAGGATATACAGATGTTATATGTCTAGTTAGTTTCATATTTTCTAATGTATTATATTATTTTCTAAATTGGTAAAGAAATTACCATTCCTAGCCTAGCCTCACCTAGCAGGGACTTGCTTTGCTTTGCCGAGGCAGTAAATACTTGTGAAGCCACCCTACACGCTCCACAACGTCGTGTCCCAACCCGTATAACCGTATGACACGCCCGTGTTTGTTTGTTTGTTTGTATTAATAACCCAACCTAACCCGCAAATTGAAGGACGAGCAGGAAGACAAAAACCTGCTCGCCCCACTTAACTAAGGAAAGTGATAGGAAGCGAACAGCTGGGGGACAACTGCTCGCTTCCATGGGGGATATGGGGAAATAAAATAGATACAGGAGTTACCAACAATACTGCCCGTGCAATCCCACGCTGGCATTCTGAAGCGTCGATCGCACTCATTGTTGCACTTTTAGTCCATTGTCAATGGACATGGTCTGTGATTATACTGCAAACCATTGCAGTCTCCTGTATTATTTAATACTCTGATTGCACTATAGTAGGGATTGACTTTTCCGTTTTAGTTAAGGTAGAGATTCCCAAGCACGCTAATGCTCCCGTCTCTTACACACTGCAGGAGTAATTAAAGGTATAGTCGGAGTCATGATCTTAGTTTACTAACAGCGAATCCTTTACCTGACTTTCAACAAGAGTTACCTTCACCCGAGATTCCTGACGCCGTTAAGCTTTTGCAGAATCTACACATTTAAGAGCTAAAGATCACAACTCCAACTAGAAATAAAATAGATACACGAGTACCGACTATGATTGACGCTTTGTGTCGCGGACATAGTCCCGAATAGTAGTGTTGTACGAATCACCTCGTGCCGCCGTCCGCATCCTTACATAGTCGTATAGCTCCACTGAGCAAGCTATGCCCCGCAGGAAAAGGATGAGGCTGGACATCTAGCTGGTATGATAAGCTCTAGTCGAGTCACGGCAGTCGACTGAAACCTGAGTTACATAGTCTTACAGCTCTATCCATCTTAGCAAGCTAATGCAGGATTCTACCAATGACCCGACTAGAGCCTACCAATACCATTAGTAGCTAGTCGGCACTTGTGTACCTACCTTGTAAATGTACTGCGAAGTGTTCTGTCGTGACATTACAGTGTCACGCTGTGGCACACCTGATACACATTGGGTTCGTGTTGAAGGGTTAAGGGTTATTTCCACATACGCTTACGGCGAGCATTCTCATTACTAATGGCACGATTAGTGCGCCAATAGTCACGCTCATCCGTAGCTAACTCTGTAGCACCACCTGCCCGAGCCGCTACGATATTCTCGATACGACGCAAGCCAGTAGCACTACCATACACAGGAGTATACTTACCATTGCTAAGCTTCCGTAGATGCTTAGGGTAGGCAATATCTCCAATAGCACGATACAACAATTTGTTGCGAGGTCGTGCTCGTTGTACAGCTACGCCATGCCACATAACGAGTGAGTGAGTAACTACCTTGCCGTTGATCATAAGATCCTTACGGCACTTGTGTGGTACTTGAGGTGACAGCTTAGGCTCACCATTCTCTACACGAAAGCGTGTAGTAGGCGAAGCAAACGCTACCTTCTCATTGATACGCTTGGCAGTCCTGCGGTCAGATGCCATGACACGATGAGCATCATTGCAATCGAACCAACGAGTAAACTTACTCGGACGCTTGGGCACAGCAACAGCCTTGGTTGGAGGACGATGCTTCTGAGGCTTAAACCTATTCTTACTCCGTTTAAGCCTACGACGAGCAATCGCCTCAGGTGATCTTCGTGTTGCCATAAAGGTGGATGCGTAGCTTTGCTCGCAAGGATGCTACGCAGTGCCGTCAGGCAGAAGCTAACTCAGGCAGTGCAGAGATTGCTTTGCCGTCGTCAAGAATACCTGTGTTACCCAGATCAGTTAGGATGTTGTCCATAGCCTCAGTCTTTACGGGCAGAAGGTAGTTGGCATCTAAGCCATGCTCACCCTTAGTCCACTCGAAGTCACGAGGCACATCAGTAATTACTGAGTTCTCGTGCTCGACTACAGCCTTGAACATACGCTGGGTATGTGGGCAGTTTTGTATACGCTCCTGACGAGCGACTACAGCCTTCGTGACAGCCTCTTTGACTGAGTCACGATTGCGTACCCACTGAGGTACTTTGCCCAGGAAGGACACAGCAACTCGCTCCTTGTCATCCTTTTTGACAATCAAATCTACCGCACGAGCAATAAGCCCGCCACGATCTACAAGCTTGCCTGTCTCACCATCGTACTGAGGTGGACGCACAAGATGATCAAGCACATCACTACGGATGTCCCAGCGTTCAGCTAACTTGACAGCTTCTTCAGCCGACTCGACTTCAGCAAATGTGCCGTTGCCACGAACTGCATTGAGTTTTTCCTTGGCAGTTTTAAGTGCCAGTTCTTCCTCAGCAGTATGAGGCACAACGATGGAATCGAAAGCATGAACGCTACGATTCATACCACCGCTGTAGTTAACGGCAGGTGATGACCACTGATCTACAGCATCGTCATCTACTTCAGCCCGAAGGCTACCGATAGCTTGCAAGGTATGGTTAGTGTTGGCTAGGCTTGCACCTAGCGATAAGCTAGTACCTAATGATACTAGTCCGTCGATGTTATTATCTGTTGACATAAGATCGACAACACGAAACCCAAGGCACGAGGTGGCTCACTAGAGTATTGCGTGGATGACATCGACAAGCCGTGCACGAAACATCTGAAGCATTCATAGTGGCGGGAACTACCCCATAAGACCCAATGTGCAGACAATTCGTTCGTGAATAGTTGGCAATTACAATATAGAGTTAGTCTGTTGCATCAGACACAATACTCTAGAGAACCACCTCGCAGTGCATTCTGTTAATTTATTATAGTGGTTTGACAGCCTTCCACTCTGTCCCACCCATAGATATGGGAATCGGACGCACTTTCCACAAGATCAACAAGCTAATAGGAAACACACTTGGATTGGAATGGCACTCGGACATTACTCGTTTACGCACCATGCTATAGTATCTCGTTCCCTGACATTACAAGGACTAGGGTTCTCGCTCCGATGTCTCGCTTACACCTCACCTCATATGGATTATAGCTTTATATCCTTCCACTCAATCCGAGGGTAGTTACTCTTTAAAAGCTTACTACAATGAGAAACAACTCTCACCATCGTTTGGGCGTGGCATCGTACCTAGCGTACTAATTGACTACTAGCAGGCAGACTGTTACATTTTTGATCGATCGCTCGACTCGCAGAGCAGTTTGAAACTACTTGACTAGGACTTGGTTTTTAGACTGCTAACATCTCGCAGTGAAAGTTATAGGTAATCGATAGGCGTTTGGGTTATGTCAGTGATTGACTAGGTGATTGTTGAATTGTTCATACCTTAGTGGGCACGCCAACCTATCGATGGTGTTGTATATAAGGGATTTAGGAAAGCAGTGTTACCTAAAACATATTAGGTAACAGGGGGGGCAAAGGGGGAATCGCCTTCGTGCAAATCAACATAATATACCCCCCTTCTCTACTTTCCAGCCCCCAGAAACATCACAGAATGCCCATATAAGCCCCGAGAACCGCCCTAAAAAGGCACAGAATAATTGACGAATGGTATAGTACCTAGTAAACTAGGTTACATGGCACCACCAGATACACGAAATGTCTTTCAAAGAACCATGGATACTGTTACGGATTTTGCGAGTAATCTCTATACAGGTGTAGATAGATTAGCAGGAGGCATATTACCAGGCGGTCAGGATTTTAACCAGGGCTACATTGCAAATATTGGTACAAACCTTGGGTTAATTGATCGCAATCAAGGAGTCCCTGGAGGAGTCGCATCTACGATAGATACTCAGTCTATACAGCCGAACTTAGACTTAAATTATGAGCAACCTTCACAGGAAAGTGCATTACAAGACTTTTTCTCCCCAGTAGACCAAGGAACAATGGGGTTATCTGAGGCATTTGGTAGTGGAGGAGGATTTATACCGCCAGGATATGACTCTGAGGCGGAAATGGTCGCTGCGGGAATAGGAGACGGGTGGACACCAACAACATATTATGAGTTTACTACTCAAAATGGATCACCTATTGGGGTAACTGACTTAGAAAATGGCAGATTTAAGATTGATACAGTAGATGCCAATACAGGTTTGATGGAAACTTTTATTCAGACGGGATATGATGGTAAGGGTGGAATAACTGATTATGAGAATAATGCCACAGCTGCTGGTGAAATGTCTGTGAATACTGGAGCTACTAGGATTAATGGTATTGATCTAAGCTCATTATTTGCTACAGCGGCAATTGATCCTAATTCTAAATTGGAAATGGGAACAAAGATGGGGTCGAATGCAGTAGATATGCAAAGGATTGATAATTTGGATAGTGCTACTTTTATAAGTCTTACGCCAGCGAGTCCAATAGGAGGTGGAGGAGTTACAGCAGAGAGTGAAAAGTTTTCTAATGATGTGTTAAATTACATGAACCAGCTTGATCAGGCTGGATTGGGTACAGTCATTGAATCAAATCCCCTCATTCAGGAAGTTAAGAACGGAAAATCAGTTGAGGAAGTCTTTGGTACTACATTTACGAATACTGACCCTATAGTTAATGATATAGGTAGTGATTTGAATACAACACTACCAACCTCAGATAATAATTCTTCATTAGCTGATGCATTTTCTAGTGGTGGGTTAGCAGATGGTAATCAGACAGCTACAAATAATATTACTACACCCGATATGGATAAGATATCTGGTGTGGATAATACACAGGGTTCGTTAAATACAAACACCAACTCTGATGGCAGTAGGGAGAACCCAATGAATACTCCTGGCAATCCTATTACACAGGAGAATAGTAATGAAGGTATTGCAGATGGATACAGCGTAAATGAAGCAACAGGTATTATCACGCAGACAAACCCAGATGGTAGTCAGACGGAAATTGTATCAAATGAGAATCAATTAAATCCTAGAAGCGATGAGATTGGGCCTTCTATTGAGGCTTTTCATGACTATATGGAAACTCAAGCATTTTACGAGGACTTGAAAAGAAGACCGAATGAAGGGGGCGACAGTTCTTCATTGGTGCTTTATGATATTGTTTCTGAACCGATGCTAGATGATCTTAAGAATGATTATGCTAAAATTTTAAAAGAGGTTGGAGTAGGTCAGGATCAAATAAATAAGCTTAAGGGAGAAAATACATGGGATGGCGTAAAGGGTGCATTTAATAAAATGACTCAACCCTTTAATGCTACTGCCAGTTTAAAGGGTGTTGTTCAGCTCGCGAAAGGTATTATTAAATTTCCTAAGAATTTAGGAAAAGTCGAGGACGCTACGAAGACTCATAATATCAATATGCAGAAGCAGAAAGCAATCAGACCTCAGCTTGAGGAAAAGATGGAAGAGCTAAAGGCTCTTGGTGTAGAGATAGACTCTCTCGAAAAGCTAAATATATCGGGGTACGGACTGCAAGTTGCTATACAGGATGCAATCAATAGTACCGATGATTTTGACACGAAGCTAGAACTTACTGAAGCATTAACTGAATTAAAAGGAGCAGACATACTTGGTCTAGATGTTGAACTAACAGATGAAGATTTTTCACTTACACTGACTAGAGAGGAAGACGAGAGATACAATAACACTTATGAAAGTGATGGTCTGGGTGACACATCTTCACCAGCTAGTTATTATAGTGGTAAGCTTGCAGATTACGAAAATCCATTTAATCCTAGTGACGATCCATTTAAGCAGCCTACGCTTGCTGAGGGTGGGAATCAAGAAGGGTGGGACATTTCAAAAGATACCACTCGTGAACCTGAATCATGGGGAGTAATGAATGAGGATGGTAGGGCTGTAGCAAAATGGAATCCATTTGCTAAGGAGAGTGCACAGGAAGAAGTTGCTAAGGATATAGTTAATCCTAATCGTTCAGTATCAGACGGCTATTCCTCCCCAACTATGGCTACTATTGATCGTAATATTCGACCAACACTTGATCGGGTAGGGGATTTTATTGAATATCCGTTTGAAGTAGCAGGTATGGGTATGTATAACACGATTGGTCGATTACCACTTGTTGGTGGTGCTGGTAAATCAATAGGTAATGCATTAGCAAGGACTGGACAGGGGATTGACCGAGCAATTGATACCAAGCTACCTGATAGTTTATTTGGACTAAAGACTGGTGACGATGGAACAGGTGGAGATGGTGAGGGAAATGAAATTCCACCTGAAATGTTTGAGGTAATGAAATCTGGTATTTATGGACCAGGAAATTCTCCACTTGTCGAATTACTTAGAGATAAACACTACGGCACGGGTTACTATGCAAATAATGGCAATGGAGGGCAGGGAACTCCAGGGTACATGAACTCCGTTAGTGACCCAAGCATGACAATATATGGTGGTTCAGGAGGGGTCGCATCATCAGGTGGTGTTCCTGGCGGTGTCGGAGGTATGGACGGAGGCTCAGGTAGTGCTCGTTCAGGAATGAGCAGTATGGCTGATGGATTTGATTTATCCACTTCTGATGGTCAGGCAAAGTATGCGGATCTATACGGAGAGGATAGACTTGCCGATGAGCTATCCAGGCGAGGGTTATTTGATCGAAGAGCAGCCGAAGTAGAGCAAGGGAATCCTGAGCAGGGAGACACATATGCTGGTATCGCAAACGAGAACTATCGTCTGAAAGAACACTTTGAACAGCCTCAGCAAAATCTTGGCGAAGAAATAGCTAAAGGCATAAATAAGGTGCAAGGCAAAGAGGGCGTATTTGCGTGAGGCTCTGGGAATTTGCAAAAGTCCTCTGGAGGGAAGGCTTCCATTTTTCATTTCTTTACATTTTTATAATCGGATTCTTACATTTACTGCCCTTTTGGCTGTATCGAGGAAAAAAAGAAACACAGGAATGGAGAAGAAGATACCGAGTATGCTTAAAGTGTCCCTTGTTTGATGCTGAATTAAAAAGATGTAAACCATTTGATGCTAGTGAACGGGGCTGTGGATGCTATGTCCCGTTTAGTAATCTATTCTATGACGAATGCTGGGGACGCATGAATTACGGAAGCCCGTTTGGATGGTCGAAATACGATGAGGGGAGTAAAAGCTCCTGACTACATCCGCAAGTTTGTTGCGGAAGAAGAGGGAAATGTTTGGAAGATTCGTTTTTGGTCTGAAATAATGGGTTACAGACCTATAGGTAGCCGATTAGGAAAGGGAAGTTTGCCCAAGTTAGACCTCAGTGCTGACAACTATGCGGATGCTGTGCTATTATGTGATCAATGGAACAAATGGTACCAGGACAACAAGTGCATACGCACATCCTCGAAGGCTCGTTCGAATCGTTTATAGTATACACCCGTGGCGAAGCTTTTGATTGGAATACATTCCTGTACTTTTATGAAATGGGCGATGAATATCCAATCGCGGCGATGCCACAGATTATAAAATACTACGATATAAACTTTGAATCCGTATAACGGAAAAAGCGGAAAGTCCCGCACCCCTTATGAAAAGAACTCCCCTAAAAAGAAAGACTCCCCTGCGTCGTGTATCGAAGACTCGACAAGCCGCTATGAAAACATACTCAAAGCTGCGCCAGAACTTCCTACAGGAATTGCCGTTTTGCGAGGTTTGTGCAAAATCAAAAAGTACAGACATTCATCACAAAAAAGGAAGGGGAAAACACTACCTAGACGTTGATAGCTGGCTTTCTGTATGCCGACAATGCCACGATCGGATTCATGTGAATCCGTCCTGGGCGCGAGAGAAAGGTTACATTGAGGATAGGTAATTACAGATCGGAATCAGACACAGCTCTGAGGGTAATGTTTTCGAGTTTTTGCTCTACTTCCTCCAGCTGTTTTTCTGTATCTGCCTGTACCCTAATTAATGCATTTCTCCACTCCCTGATACGAGCAATCTTATCCTGTTGTGGTTCAGGTTCCTCAGTATCATGGTACTTGGTTGCGATATTCATGGCATACTTTTTAACTCTTTGATTCCCAAAGCATACACCATACTGCGTAACTTAATCAAGTTTAATGGGTTACAAATATCATCCTTAAGTGCGTATCCCCTAAAGTTAAAAGTAGGCAACTCACCAGTTGCTAATACATATATGTCACACGAGTGACCCTCATTTATCTTATCAGGTGCTACGATCAATCTGGCGTTTTTATGTTTTGATGTCTTAACATCAACAGTCTTTCCATTTACTACAAAGTCACAGCTTCCTGATCTTATACCGATATCAAAGGGTGGGTACAACCCGTACGCTTTTGCGAACGCTATCTCTGCACCCACCCCCTGTATATCCATATCCATGGGGTTCTCTCGTGCCACCAGTTTGTCAGTGATGTTATTTGCACGATTACTCCCCCTGCGTTTTGCCCCCAGTATCCGAGCAAACTCGCATTCAGTCTCAGTTAGTTTGATTATCATTTTTGCATGATAAAAAATGCGTTGATTAACATTTAGGCATATAAACCTTAATATCCCTTTCTGTTAATCAGGTTTTGCATGATATATCAGTCTCAGAATCTGGCCCTGGACAATCACACTCAGCGTAATGTTCTTCGCATTCATCACACCAAGGTTCTCCACAATCAGGGCACTCCTCGCATTCCGATGCAAACTTTATAGGTTTCCTTGCCTTGCCTGTCCGTTCCACGCCGCTCCTTTCACTTCCCGTCCTTGCCTGACCGTGCCTCACCGTACCTTTCCCTACCTTTATTTAAGAAATTCGTCCCATATAAACCATGTTCTGTCTACTGGATGATTAGGACATGGCCCATGTCCCTCAGCAGGGCATACATGCTTTGTTGTAGCACACCCGCTACACATAATGATTATTAGCAGCACTCTACTCATCTAACAGTATCTCCTTGTCCACCAATTCATCAGGAACACCAGCCTCAGAAACATGGGAATCATTGGTTTCCACACCCGCGCGTTTTAATCTCCATACTTCTCCCTTATTTCTGCGTATCATATCCGCCTCATTCTTAAATCGGATATCATCCACAATTATCCTTTGAGAATAACAGTCAGTGACCTTCCATCGTCCTTGAGCCTCTGCTATCTTCTCCTCAACAAAGTTTATCCATATTTCAGGATAATGGTTTCGTCCCCATTCTGTCCCCAAGGTCTGCATTAATAGTCTAGCATTTACCCCTTTAGGGAATCCAGGAATATCTCTTTCCTTCTCCTCATATATGAATATCTTCGGTACTATTACCTCAAGCATCTTTTTTATCGGAGATGCTAAACTAATTACCTCCCCACCCATCTGATGAGCAAAGGTAGATTTCCCAACACCCTTGACCCCAGATAGTCCAATTACTTTTGGATATGTAAATTCTGAGCCTTCGCCCGTTTCGCTGATCTTAAATGTCTGCATTGTTTAAATGGTTTTTTTCCTAGTTTTAATTTAGGCGCGATCATGTAGGTAAAATACTCACAAGAGCATTCCCCGTAGCCATCATACTCCTCAAGGTCTACCAGATGTACATTCATTGGATTTCTTAGACTTACTAGAAGAAACCTTTCTGCCTCCAAATGCTGAATGGTCATTCCGTTGTCTTGGAATCCCTGTTCCGATTCTTTTGCCACTTTTATCGTACCCTCTCGTTTCGTCTCTGCTCCAAAAATATTCCCATCCCTGATTTACCAAGGTTCTCAATTCAGCCATACAACTACGGGAAAGCTCAACAGGGTTCGGACCTGAAGGCTTATCTCCCATTAGTTACTCTTCCTTTTTTGAGTCGTAGGCTACCATCTCCTCTACCACTCGTTTAGCCAGTGCGTCCTTGAAATCAGACCCTTCGAACTCCGCTTTCTGCTCCAGATTCTTCAATCGCAAATCGATCTTTTCTACCAAGTTTGCGATGTTATTTATCGCTTGCCCCATATTATTGACCGCAACAATAGAAGCTGCTCCGCTTTCAATAATATCGATTCTTTCCTCGATAGTGCGTTCTTCTTGCTGCTCTTCTCCATCAGTTGGGAAATCAAGCGTTTCTTCCTCTGTTTTACCTTTGTCCTTAGACATTATGTACGTTCCTCATGATTGTGTAGAGTTTCTTGATATCCATGCTTACTTCTGCTTTCGCAGTTCTACCTTTTGGTTTTATAGATATCGATTGATCCTCTGCGTTTAGTGTGATTACAAGTTTTCTCCCATCCTCATCGGTTGCGGTACTTACCCGTGTTAGATTTTTTGTAAGCTCAGTCATTTTAAAAAATTTTAAAACGGTGAGTCTTCAGTAGATTCCGATGTTTGTTGGGCGATCCCATTCTTGGGAGCGCCCGCTGGCACGAATCCAAAGCTGTATGGTTTGATTAGATATTTTGTGGCTTTTCTGTCCTTACCTTCTTTATCCTGATAGCTGTCTATTTTGATTTCAGCATCGCAATATACAACATCGCCCTTTTTTGCGTATTGGGTAATGTAGTCACCTTGCTGACCCCATGCTTCAAGATCGAAGAAGCTTGCCTGATTTTCCCCACCTTTGCTTTTTCTATTTACCGCGAGGGATAGGGTGGTGAGTTGTGTTTCACCGACTTTTTTACTTTCTGGGTCGCGTACTACGCGCCCTAGGAACTGTGCTATAGCTTTCATATGTTTAGTTAGTTTAATCTTGGTTGATTAGTGAATCTTTGGAGATGAGCTTCAAACTTGAGGTCGATATCTCCAACCCTTCCATTTCTTTGCTTGAGGACAGATAATGTCCTTTCCTCAATTTTCTCATCATCTTTTCTCCAGAGTCCCAAAACGATATCTGCGTCCTGCTCCAATCCTCCTGATTCTTTGAGGTCAGATAATCGTGGTTTCCGATTTGGTTCGTCTGCTTTTCTAGAAAGTTGAGCTAGGAGTATTACGGGCACTCCTAGCTCTCGTGCCAATATTTTCATTGAGCGACTAACATAACTGACACGAACATAGTCGCTTTCTTTATCTCTCCCTGGGTCGGACTGAACTATTTGTGCATAGTCTACGATGATCATATCCAGTCCTTTTCGTGCTAGTTTTCTCCCTCTAGCCCTTATTTGCATAAATGACAGACAACTATCGTCATCTATCCAAAGTGTTTCTTTTGCTTTCTCCTTATTGAAGAACTTACAGGTTGCACTAAACTTTTGCTTTTGCTCTGCGGTTGCGGTGTCATCTTCAATTGGTTTGATTGGAACACCTGAGTGATTTACCTGCATTCTTTGCATTACTTCCTCAGCTTCCATTTCTAAGGATATAAAATATAGCTTCTTCTCTTGGCGTAGACATGAGACGGCAGCATCCACCGCATAAGCTGTTTTTCCCATTGAAGTTCTTGCACATACAACAACCAGTTGCCCTGCCTTAAATCCTTGGGTCATGAAGTCTAGTTGTGAAATACCAGATTTTATACCACTGATGACCCCGTTTTCTCGCCTTTCCTTTATTCTCTCAATTGTAGATTGGACAACTTCTGCACCTGATCTAACTTTTGATGAATCACTTTGAAGCAATTCTGTAGCTCCCCTGTCGGCATGATTTAAAATCTCATCAATCTGATTCCCTTCATTGACCATATCAGACAACTCCATGACATACTTTTTTACTTTCCTGTACCTGTAAGAGTCATGAAGTTTATTTAGGTATGCTTTCCAGTGCCCTGCAGTTTCTACTGAATCGAATACACTTCTGATTTCTTCCTGTAGTTCTGTTGGCATTTCCAATTGAACAACTAAATCCAAGCAGTCTCCCTGATCGTTTAATTCAACGAGCTTCTCCCATATCTGTCTATGCAAGGGCAGGGTAAACCACTCAGACCTTACCTGATCCATTGCTTCATGCAGTGCCTCGGTAGATATACCGCAACACGCAAGAAGACCTCGTTCTGCGTCAAAATTTTCCAATGTTTTGTTTGTATTCTTGAATGTAATAACCATCTATATCATCTATGCTTTGCACATCCCTTAGCTTGCCGTACCAAGAGGGACGCTCGTCTTTTACCCAGTTTAAAAAGTCCTGTAGTTTCAGGTTTGTTGTGTTATCAGTCTGAACAGGTCGCCAATCAGCATTGTTCTGTTGGAATGTTGTCAGACAGCATCCCCAGTTCTTAATTGGTGAACCACTGCGTAGTTGCCATCCTTTTGACTGATAGTGTTCGTAGAAGATTTTCGCTTTTGGCTCAACAGGCTCAGGTACTTGTCTTTGTCTAAAAAACTGGGTTACCTCTTTTATGTCTTTTGGTCGTGAGCCTTCACCAAGATGCTTTTCTTTCTTAGTAGCTGTGACTCGTCTTTTTTTCTTAGGCTCCTCAGCCTCTATATCTAAACGATACTGAGCTAGGGCTGCCAAAAAGACATCCTGCTTGCTCTTCATACCTGTTACGCTCACCAGCTTTTCAAGCCTAGCGAATGCTAAAGAATCTTCATCTAATGTAATGCAAATTCTCATACCTCGAAATCCTCTAGTGTGTGTGCAGGGTATAGTTTTACCCCAATCCCTGGATTTTCTGATCTTACTTTTACAATCCTTACATCCACTAGTTGTGAATCTCCTTTATCAAAAAAATTAAGTCTTTCCATTATGTCCTGAAAAACTTTGAGTAAATTATCTGCATCAGGCTTTTTATCATGGTACGCCCATCCTTTTTCCCTGATTGCTTTTCTTTCTGTCTTAAGAAAGGGCAGGGCATATCTTACTTCCATACATAGTGGCCCATCTAATGCCTTGAGCGGAACATATGGCATGAGCAGACTCATAAACTCATTGTGTAATGATTTCCCACGAGCACTTGTATAACTGAACGGTTTGCCATTCTTACGCACACCAACCTTTTTAGTTGCCTGCCCAGTTGAGCGTGGTGGTCTGCAATTTATCCAAAATCTATACATCAAAAGAATCCATTATTAATGCCATTACAACAAGGGTTAGGATGATAAATGTGCATAGCTCGATCATACCCTTGAAATGCTTTTAGATTTCTCCTTTTGAGATATCGCATTTTCTAATCTTGTGCGTAAGTCCTCTTTTGCCTTCTTGGCAGGGAGTCCTGTGTATTTCTGCCAAGCCTTTATCAATGCAGGTTCTTTGATCGAGCAGCACCCCAAGAATTCCTCGATACTGAGATTAGCATCAAATAGAATTTTCGAAGCTTCAACAGGATTATAAGTAGTAATTTTCCCAGTTGAACGAAGCTTGAAATCAGGAACCTCAATGTCTTTTTCAAGCCTAGCCCTGACCAAGTCTTTAATTTCCTTAATAAATCTCTCCAAAAGGGGTGCAAAGCCCATTTTTTCAGATAGTTCTTCATTACCAATAGCTTCCATCTCAATTTCATCTTGTGTATTTTTCTTTATGTATTCGTACGCCTCTGGACAGTGAGCTAACGCTTTACACCATCTGCATTGATCCGCACCCGCCGTTCTTTTTGGATTCTCCCCCATCGCCTCGTCTATTAGCTTTATGAGATTCTCCCTTAAAATTTTTATGGATTTAACATCCAATGATGCTTTGGTTACTTTTCCTAGCATCGGTTGTACTAACCCAAGGTATACTTTTTGTAGCTTTGGATATTCTTCTAGTAGCAGAACAGAGTAGATTTGTAGCTGTCTGTTAATCTCTGCTGGTGCATGATATCCAAAGAGTGTTTTATAATCTATGATTGATGCGATTGTCTGATCTTCTGATACCTCAAAGAAGTCTATCTCGCCTGAGAACTTTGGTTCTCCTTTTTCTTCCAACCATATTCTTTTTTCCCGTACCACATTTCCATTTACCTGAAATTCCTGACGAAGCTGTTCGGTCATTTTCCTAGCTGTTGTCACCGCAAACTCTACATGATCAGGTAAATCATCTTCAGCTGTTTCCTCAGACAAATGCCAATGTATCTCTGTTCCCAAGTTTGCATCATTGTCATCTTTGTCAGGAAAGTTCTGCTGTGCCTGATGTCTACCTATACAGTTTCTTAGGTAACCAATGGATGAGCCAGAAGGGTAGGCTATGCCTCCTTTTGCTCTTTTGTCTACAGGTTCAGCCATGCTGTGTCTGCTTGCTTAAAGGTTTCTACGACTTCAGGTGCTGTTGGGTCATCGGCTCCTTGCTCAGCTATCTCGTCGATTGGAGCAGGTCTGAATACATCTAGTGCATCATCTATTCTCTGTGCCCACTTTTTGGTTGTTACCATTTCCTGAAGCTCGACTAATTCATCTTCCTTCAAATCAGAAAGTAATCTACCGCCATACTTTTTGACTGCTGTAGGAATCGCTTCCTCAATTGGATTGTCCGTACTTTGACGAACCATGCCCTCAATGACTGAATAATTCTTTTCCACCGACTCCTCTAAATGCTCTTTAGTTTTTTTTTGAGTATCTTTGAAATCGTCAGCTTCTTCCTCGGAGTAAACATCACCATGAAGACCAACCAATTTCAGGATTACACGATCCTTTGCCCGTTTCTCAGCCATCGCAAATGGATATGAGTTCTTGTTATTGTACGCTGTGGCTTCCCCGATTGACCATTCAGTCTTATCCCCCAGATGCCCCTGTACCATAATTATGCAGATCTTCTTTTCAGCAGATGTTTCAATATATTCAGGAAGATCAAACTTTACGCCTTTGAACGCTGCAATCTTCTCCAAAGACTTGTGCTTCATGATCCATGTACCTTTTCTTTGTGGCAACTCCCAGCACGCTTCGCTTGAACTTAATTCAATCTCTTTGCAGATTGCTTTTACATTTTCAGGTATATCAGACATCTAAATCTCCTTTCGAAATAAGAACAGGTTGATTAATTTTTTTTACCTCACGGATT